ATGGGGGGGAAGGGAATGGTAACACCATTATTGACCTTAATACAAATACAATAGCATATAAAGGTACAAATGTAACAAGCGCATCAATAGAGCAATATCCTAATGATTGGATAAAAGTAGAAATAGTAGCAACAGATAACGCAACAGGAAGTGGCGATTTTGTTGATTTCTTTTTTACTGATAGCGACACAAGTACACAAAGTACAGGTGTAGCAGGTAATGGATTTATATGGGGTGTTCAGTTTGAAAGTGGTAGTTACGGAACTTCATATATACCAAACCTTTCGTCAGGAAGCACCACAAGGACACAAGATGATTTTCAAAATAGCTTCACAGGGCTTACAAGCACAGCAGGAACTGTATTTTTGGATTTTGAGACAAAGGGATTAGACAGCGACTTCGCAAGATTGTTTGCGGTACACGACAGCGTAACAAGTGATGGTATTTATCTTGGGATATACAGCACAAACACAATAGGTTTTTTTGGAATAGATGGCGGTGCAGGATTGCCTGATGTTAAAGACACAATATCATTTAATCAAAGAAATAAAGTTGTATTAACATTTGATGGAAGTGGTAATTACAAGTATTCACTAAATGGCTCTATTAAAACAGGTACTTATACAGGTACTTCAAGACAATATGATGAAATTGGTAGGGGTAATGTAATAGGGGGTTCTTCAAACAACATTGTGATAAATCAGTTTATGGTATTTAACGAAGTACTAACAAATGCGGAACTACAAACACTAACAACGTAATGGAACTATTCAAGAAATACGAATTTAACTCAAAGGAACAGGCAGAGCAAAAGATTGCCTCACTTCCACATACAGAGACAGACGGACACTCTTACTTGGAGGGCAACCACGCTATTGTTCATATAGGACATATCATTACGAATGAGCCTGTTTGGGATGATGAAAACGATGAGTGGTCAGTAGAGCCTGAATACGCAGACAAGTACAGCGTAGATGTACTGTGGAACGATTTAGACGAAAGTCCTTATGGGTGGAAGTCTTACGAAATAACCGTTGAAGGAAACGGTGTACACACCTTTTTAGGTAGAAATTTTTAATTATGGATTTAAACTCGTTTAAACTTTACGTAATCAACTTATCAGCTATAACAGTTAGTACAATGGATATATTAGAAGATAGCCTTAAGATACTTTTGTTAGTAGTTACTATTGGTTACACCATTCAAAAGTGGTACGAGTTAAAAAAGAAGAAATAATGTGTGATATTTGCGTACATTGCGGTTTATGTTAAGATACTTTAACTATTCAGAGTTTGACAGTCCTGACGTACAGGGTAGTGGTCAGATGATGGACAAGCGTATTTTAGCGATGCTTGATGAGGTTAGAGATAAGTTTGACAAGCCTATTCATATAACCAGTGGGTTCAGAACGCCTTTCTGGAATGAAGAGGTTGGTGGTGTAGAATCCAGCAGCCATCTCAAAGGATTGGCTGTGGATATCCATTGCGATAACTCAAGGGACAGACACAACTTAATTACCTGCCTTTTAGACGTAGGCTTTAAACGCATTGGGGTTGCTAAAACCTTTATTCACGCTGATATCGACACAGACAAGACACAAAACTTAACTTGGTTATACTAATGAAGAAGCTATTTCAAGCCATTACAGGCGGTTTACTGAAGGATATTGGGAAAGTAATAGACAACCTCCACACAAGTGACGAAGAACGCTTAGAAGCCAAGCAGAAGCTTCAGGAGCTACTTGAGCAGGCTGACAAGGAGGCACAGGACCAAGTAACGGAGCGTTGGAAGTACGATATGCAATCGGACTCGTTCTTGTCAAAGAACATACGTCCTTTGGTGTTGGTGTTTCTAACAACTATGTTTACCCTACTAGCTTTTACGGATGGTAACATAGGTGGGTTTAGAGTACAGGAGCAGTATGTGCCAATCTTTCAAAGCCTACTTATAACGGTTTATGGGGCTTATTTCGTAGGTAGAACTTGGGAAAAGAACAAGAAAAGTGGCAAAGAAGATAGATAGTCTCTATAGCGGAGGCAAGAAAACAAAAAGACCAGGTGTGCATTCTAAAAACGCATCACCAGGCAAGAGAGGACACAAGAAAGCTTATAGAGGTCAAGGGCGTTAATCATTAAACGCAGTAGGCTAATTCTTAAACGCAGTGGGTATACACGAGCTTAAACATTTCGAGTACGAAGAATTTGACTGTCAGTGGTGCGATAAGCATTCTACGGGCTTCAAGAATATGGATAGACACTTCCTGAAGATGTTGGATGAGGCAAGGGATTTAGCCGAGCTAAAGTTCAAAGTGCTTAAAGGATTTGTCTGTTACGGATGCAGAGGTAAAATAAACGAACTTGAGCATTCATCACACCTAATCGGCAGAGCAGCCGTAATACAGTGTAAACACTCCTACAAACGATATCGGATAATAGCAGCCCTGCTTGAAGCAGGCTTCACACGGATAGGCATACACCGAAACTACCTTTATGTAGACAATGATGATATGAAGGCTGATTCTATATTTAATTTCGATATGATACACGAAGGAAGTATAAAATAAAGGGGCTAATCCCCTTTAAAGGGATTACGCCCTATATTATATTATATATTATACTTTATTATTATATTATATATTATTATTATATTATATATTATATATACTATTACATACAAATAAATTGTATGTAATAATATTACATTAGGCATTTAGAAAAAGTTTTATATATTAGCAGATATTATAGTGTTAGTGTTGGTTAAATAATTAAAACCCTTAAGATAATATATTTGAATAAGTATAACGTACAAAGAGTAGACTATAAAGATGTGGAGGAGTGGATACTAAACAAACACTACGCTAAGAGAAGGTGTAACGTAATGTTCGCCTTTGCATTGTTTAAAGGTTTAGAAGTTGTTGGTGTATGTACATTAGGTATGCCTCCAACACCTTTCTTAAGTAAGTTGTTTGAGAAAGGTACATATTTAGAACTAAATAGGTTAGTAACAAATGAATTAATGGAAAAAAACGCTTTATCTTTTTTTGTTGGTAAGATATTGAGGGATATAGGTAACTATTGCGTTGTTTCTTATGCAGACCCAAACAACGGGCATAACGGCTACATATATCAGGCTACTAATTGGATATATACTGGAGCTGGGAGGGTTAACCAGAAAGATAAGAGAGGTGTCAACAAATTCTTTTATAATGGGAAGGAGTTTCACGAGAGACATATTCCTGAAACTATGTCTAAATTAGGTTTTTACATAGACAAGAAAAAGACCAAAAACGAAAACTGGACAAGCAATGGAGGTGAGATTATTCCTCAAAAAAGAAAGCACAGGTATTTCTACGTTTGTGGAGATAAGTCGTTTAAACGTAAAAATATAAAAATAATAAAAAACCATTTCAATGTATATGACTACCCTAAAGGAGACAATACAAACTATGACGCCTCTTACGAAATAAAAAATAAATATATACAGCATAAATTATTTTAACAATTACTACACTAACAACATAAAACAAAAAGATATGGATGCAATACACGAAATAAACTTTTACAATAACTTCGACTTAATATCACAGACACTAAAAGACCACGACCCTCAGGTCGTGCAATCACTGAATGAGATAGCCGTATATGTGGCTAACTTACACTTAGAATGCAGAGAAAATAATACGCTGATTAAAAGCCTCAAACAGGAGTGCCACGAAAGTGATATAAAAATCGGTATGTTGTCTTTTAAGTGTGAGGAGTATGAAGAGATAAACTCATAATACCGCACATATGGACATAAATCAGAAAGGTTGTTTTGCGGAATACAAGTTTGTAACAAAGGCTATGGAGAGCGGTTTTAATGTTTCTATGCCTTTATTAGGTTCTTCTCCTTACGATTGTATATTAGAGAAAGATAATTTGATGTATAAATTTCAAGTTAAATATATGTCAGATAACAGATATACATCTAACAAACAGAAGACTCCTCAGATTGAAATAAAATCAGGTAAAAAATATTACTCTAAAGAGGAGGTTGATTTTTTTGCTGTATGGCACGAAAAGCACAAGGGGTTTTTTATATTACCTAATAACGGTCAGAAGGCGTTTAGATTATGCGTAAACAACAAATACAAAGATAACTTCAACAACTTTAATATTATTTTGTAAATCAAAAATAATGTATATATTTGTGCTATGACTACGCTAGTAAATAAGTTGGTTGCTATTCAGGGGAGACTGAAAGCACCGAAGAACCAAAGGAATAACTTTGGCAAGTATAACTACCGAAGCTGTGAAGACATCCTTGAGGCTGTCAAACCGCTTCTCGCAGAGCAAGGACTTGTTCTGACTATAGACGACCAATTCTACAATGGAGAAATTCCATTTATTGAAGCATTGGCTAAGATTACTGACGGCACAGACGAAATTACCGTAAGTGCGCAGGCTGGGGTTGACCCAAACAGAAAGGGAATGGATATTGCCCAATCGTTTGGTTCTTCTTCTTCATACGCTCGCAAGTATGCATTAAACGGTTTATTCTTAATTGATGACACCAAAGATGCTGATGCGACTAACACACACGGAAAGACAGCTACTGCTCAACCTAAAAAGGTTGATGTAAATAAAGCTATTCTTAAACCGAATACCCCTGAGTTCGATAAAGTAAAGAACTATATGGATAACGGAGGTAACATAGAAAAGGTGCAGCTGAAATACAACATTTCAGATGCAGCGAAAATTAAACTTGTAAATAAATAAATATGGCAGCATTAACTGAAATCTCAATCGATGTAAAGAAAATCGATAAAACTAAATTAAATAAAGGTCAATACCTTAATCTAACCGTAGCAACTCGTGATGAGTTGTCTCAATACGGTCAGAATGTATCCGTCTTCTACGCTCAATCAAAAGAGGAGCGTGAAGCTAAAACCAATAAAACCTATATCGGAAACGGCAAAGTTGTCTGGACTGATGGGAATATAAAAACGGCTAGAGATTTAACTCCAGCCGAAACCGAAACTCTTGACTCTAATTTAGAGTTCTAGTGTTGTCTCTTTTGTTTTACTTAAAGGGTGGGCTTAAAACCTCACCCTTTTTTAACCACTAATTTTAAGAGAGATGACATTAGACGAAAGATACGAACAATTAAGAGCAGAATTATCGGTAAACCCATACGCAGAGGTTGAGTACCCACCAATAGCCGTTAGCTACGGCACATACAAATCAAAAGACGACACATATCCAACACCCATAGGAACCTATGGAAACTTTAGCTTTGTACAAGCACCACCAAAAAGTAAGAAGACATTCTTCATATCAATGATTGCAGGAGCCTACCTGTCTGATAAAACGGACTGCACAGGCGCAATAAGAGGGCATAGAGACGACCTTAGGTTAGTACACTTTGATACTGAGCAAGGTATATTCCACGCTCAAAAGGTATTCCGTAGAGTATTAGATATATCGAAATACGATGGCTTGGATTACGACCCGTATGCAATGAGGACATTACCTGCAAACGAAAGGGTAAAGTTTATCGATTGGTACTTACATAAATACCAAGACGAAACAGGACTTGTTATTATCGATGGTGTTGCTGACTTAGTGTTAGACGTTAACGACATCAAGGAATCAGCAGCTATAGTCCAAGAGATAATGAGATGGAGTGAAGAGTATAATGTTCACATTATGGTAGTTATCCACAGTAACTTTAATAGCGACAAACCTACAGGACACTTGGGTTCATTCCTTGAGAAGAAAACAGAGACACAGATACAGCTTAAACTAAAAGAAGATAACGAAGACATAGTTGACGTTATATGTAAACGCAGTAGGTCCTACCCCTTTGAGCAATTCAGCTTTGAGGTGGATAGGCAAGGCACTCCACGAATAATAGATAAGATAGATGACATACTCAGAATTGACACTTCGTTTTAATCTGAAGCCAACTCCGCACCAATCTTTTAGGATGAGTAGGAATGGGTTTAAATATACACCTAAGAAGATAGTAGACTTCAAGCAAGATGTAGCTTGGGAATTGTCTGGGCAATTAGGCGACGACTTCGAGATAATAAGAGCAGGTACACCGATTATAGTGGAGTATCTGCATTATTGTTTTAAGTTCCCTAAGTCCACAGCTCTTAAACGCAGAATAGAAGGCACTGCTAAGGTCACTAAGCCTGACCTATTAGATAACCTAAATAAAGCATTCATAGATGCTTTGGAGGGGATAGTGTTTGAACAAGACCAAAATATCGTTGAGGTAAAAGATTTGAAAAAGTTTTACGGAGAAAGCGATTATATTGAAATAAAATTACTATATTAGTGCAAACAATTTAATATGTTCGGGATATCATTTTTTCCTATTTACGGTTGTGTCGTTGGAGTTAACTTTAAAGATGCAGCATTAGACGAAACCTTTGAAGAAGTTGGGGATTATATTATGATTCAGCTTCTTTTTTTTGTATTTGGAGTAACCTTTATATACTATGTGGGAGATACTGAGTAAAAGACACTATGAGTGGATAAAGATGGCTAATTCTATATGTGGAAACATAAGGCTTGCTAATGACTTAGTCCAAGATATGTATCTTAGGCTACACAAATATATCGATAACCCTGAAAAAATAATGAAGAATGATGAGGTTAATCCTTTTTTTATATATATCACTTTACGCAATCTATTTTATGACCATCTTAAGTTTAAGAAAAGGCAAATCGGTAAAGACTATGCAGATGCTGAGAGTATCGGCTTGTTATCGCCTTCTTCGGAATGCACAGAGGAAAAGCAGGAGGATGACCGTATGGAGGAGGCATATCTTAAGATACTTAACGCCATTGATGAAGAAGTTTCCACTTGGCATTGGTATGACCAAAAGCTATTCAAGCTATACTATTACACTAATCAGTCTCTTAGGAATATTTCTGAGGATACAAAGATTTCACTTACGAGCATATATAACTCTTGCAAAAACTATAAAAAAATACTTAAAGAAAAGTTCGGTGAGGACATAGAAGATTATTTTAACAAAGACTACGAAAGGATATGAAACGCAGAAAAACAAAAGCAGAGATAAATAAAAACATAAAATTTATCCCTACAACTGAATTTAATAGTACATACTATTACAGTAGAACTAACAGAAAATCATCTTATGTTGATAAGGCATTAATTAAAGGAAAATGAGCATACCAGAAGCACCAAAAGACAAACGAACCAAAGCATACAAGGAATGGAAAGCCAAGTATGACTCAGCCCCAAAAGGGCTGGGTGATACCATAGAGAAGATAACCACAGCCACAGGAATAAAGAAGGCTGTAAAGTTCTTAGCTGGAGAGGATTGCGGTTGTGATGAGCGCAAAAAAATACTCAATCAGAAGTTCAAGTATAAGAAGCCTGATTGCTTTAACGAGTCTGAGTTCTTGTTTATAAAAAGTATAGTTGAATCGGGTAAACAAAGGCTAGACGCTAAAGAAGTTAAGATGGTGGTTGATACATTCAACAGGGTATTTAAGGAAACTAGAAGAGCTACTAACTGTTCATCCTGTTTTATAAACAATGTATTCAATCCATTGAAAAGATTATATGAAACCTATAAGTAAAGAAGCCGACTTGTTCGACTTCCTTAAACGCAGTACGTATCCTGACCTTGTTAAGGCTAAAAGCCAAATGAGTCGATGGGATTGTTACTCACCAAAGGGCAGACACCGTATAGAACTTAAATGCAGAAGAAAACATTATGACACATTACTCATTGAGAAAAAGAAGTTTGATGCGATTATTGAGGTCTGTGAAGACAATCTCGATATACCTATGTATATTTGTAGCACTCCAAGTGGTGTATTCGTATTTAATCTATTTTGGGTTAAGCCTAACTGGGAAATCAACAGAAGAAATCCAGCTACTACTGAGTTCGCTAATGGGTGTAGAGTAGAGAAGGAAGTGGCATACTTAGATATAAAAGAAGCAACAGTATTATGAAGTGGAGTAAAAACGATACATTTTCATTTTATTTAGATGAGTTTATGGA